GGGGACACCGTGTCGGTTCGTGGCGTGGGTGCCGCTCGTGCTCGTAAAGCAACCATCTATTAAACCATGACAACCTCGGGCGTAGCCAATTTCGATCTGTCGTTTGACGATCTCATTGTCGAGGCGTATGAGCGCTGTGGCATTGAGGTCCGGGATGGCTATGACATGAAAACTGCGCTCCGTTCGGTCAACCTGCTGTTTGCAGATTGGGCGAATCGTGGTTTGAACCTGTGGACGATTGAGCAACGATCGCAGGTACTGACTCCGGGTCAGTTTGAATACACGCTCCCCAGCGACACGGTCAACGTGCTCTCCGCCGTGATTCGGACGAATGCGGGGACCCTGCAACAGCAGGACATCACGATTGATCGCATCAGCCGCGCGGAGTGGTTGCACGTCCCCAACAAGTACACGCCGTCTCGTCCGGCGCAGTACTATGTCCAGCGGTCGGTTCCGACCACGGTGTACTTCTATCCTTGCCCTGACGACACGCAAGTTTGGACTTTTGTGTACTACGTCATCCGTCGGATTGAGAATGCAGGCACCTACACCAACACGGCTGACATCGTTTTCCGATTCCTGCCTGCGCTGGTGGCCGGATTGGCGTATTTCTTGGCGTTGAAGAAGGCTCCAGACCGCATTCAGATGCTCAAGCAGTTCTACGAAGAGGATTTTGCCCGGGCGGCGGCTGAGGATCGGGACACAGCCAGCGTCTTCCTGACCCCGACTTACACGACGAGGTAAGGTATGGGAGCCGGGTATGCATCAGGCAAATTTGCGATCGCGATATGCGACCAGTGTGGTCAGCGATTCCGCTTTCTGGAACTTATCAAGGACTGGAAGGGCTTCAAGGTTTGCCAAGAATGCTATGAGCCAAAGCATCCTCAGCTTGAGCCAAAGCGGAATATCACGGAGCCACAGGCTCTGTATCAGCCTAGACCTGAGCCTGATTCGCCGCTTACAATCTACCTTGGGCCCATGGGAGACTCGGCATTTGCCAGCGTTGGGATGCAACCCGCACCCATCGCTGATGAGCTTGTCTGCGGTGGAATGGTTGGTCAAGTTAAGGTGATCATCACATGAACTACGCACAGTTAGTCGCCGCGATTTGCAGTTACACCGAGAATGATTTCTCGACGACTGAAATTGACACGATCATCAAGCAAGCCGAGCAACGCATCTACAACACGGTGCAGTTCCAGAGTCTTCGCAAGAACATCATGGGTGTTGTGACAGCGAACAACAAGTACTTATCGACTCCTGATGACTTCATGTCGGTCTATTCGTTGGCCGTGGTTGATTTAGACGGCAACTATCAGTACCTCCAGAACAGGGATGTCAACTTCATCCGCGAGGTATACCCCAATCCAAACAGCACTGGGTTGCCTAAGTACTACGCTATCTTTGGCCCGAAGGTCGTCAACTTCACCATCACAAACGAGTTGAGCTTGATTTTGGGGCCCACTCCGGATGAAGATTACCAGATGGAAATGCACTATTTCTATTATCCGGAGAGCATCGTCACTTCGTCCACCACATGGTTGGGCGACAATTTTGATAGCGTACTGTTGTATGGTTGCTTGGTTGAGGCTTACATCTTTTTGAAGGGTGAGCCTGATCTGATTGCCGTGTACGACAACAAGTACAAGGAAGCGCTGTCGCTCTTCAAGAACCTTGGGGATGGCAAACAGCGTGGGGACACATACATTGATGGGCAGGTCAAACTGCCTGTCCAGTGAGGTAGCGCATGGCCATCACGCAAGCCCTCACCACAAGTTTTCGTCGGCAGTTGATGCTAGGGGAACACGACTTGGACACGGATGTGCTCAAGTTAGCGCTCTACACATCGTCTGCTACGCTGGGCCCTTCGACAACGGTTTACTCGTCTGCGGATGAGGTTGTTGGCGAGGGGTATACCGCTGGAGGTGTCACACTCACGGGCGTGACAGTCTCTTCTTCCAACGGTGTTGCTTACATGAGTTTTAACAATCCTCAGTGGGTAGCGGCCTCGTTTACCTGCCGTGGGGCATTGATTTACAACTCAACGAAAAGCAATAAATCTATTGCCGTGCTTGACTTCGGTACAGACCAGACCGCACTGGGACAGGTGGTGAATATCATCCTGCCTCCAAACAATTTCACCTCAGCAATCATCCGCTTAACGTAAAGGAGAAACGAATGGCGTTGGTTACCACCACAAAGGGCGATATGGACGAATCTCTACTTGAGAAAAGAGAAGGATTTGTCGATAATGAGAACGAGTACACGACTTGGGTCGAGTATTGGCATGAGGGTGAACTTGTTCATCGTTCGGTCCACGTGACTTTGAAGCAAGCGTTGTCTCTGGCCGCAGAGACGGAACTTTTGGGATAAATGAAAGGAGCCTGAAATGGCAAATACCCAAGCAATGTGCACCTCGTTCATGGGCGAACTCCTGACGGGCACACACAACCTGACCCCTTCCACTGGCGACACCGTCAAAGCGGCGCTGTATCTGGCCACTGCCACCTACAACGCAAGCACCACCGCATACTCTGCGACAGGTGAAGTGTCTGGTTCTGGCTACACCGCAGGTGGTGTAACAGTAACGAATGCAAACGCTCCGGCATCCACTAACTCCTCATCCACTGCGGGTGTGGCGTATTGGACTCCCTCGGCCAGTATCACCTACACCAGCGTGACATTGAGCACTGCATTTGATGCTGTCTTGCTGTACAACAGCTCGAAGAGCAACAAGGCGATCAGCGTTCACACCTTTGGCTCACAGACCGTGACCTCTGGTACGTTCACGCTGACGATGCCGACCAACAACACGACCAACGCGCTGATCCGCTTGGCTACTACCTAATGGAGATCGGCAGGGTGACCTGCTGAGTAATCCATGTACGGTATAGCCGCTTATTCTGAAGCGCCGTTCGCCTCCTTGCCAGCCGCGCAAGGGGGCGGGGGTGATGTCACTGTCGCAATCACGGGGGCAACCTCTACAGCGGCGGTGGGGACGGTTGTTCCCTCGATAGAAACGACTGTCGCCATAACTGGCGTTCAGGCTTCAGGAGCGGTTGGAACCGTAACTGCATCTCAAGAAGTAACTGCGGCGCTTACTGGAGTAGAGGCCGCAGGGGCGGTTGGCACTGTAACTGCTTCGGTTGCATATTTTGTTGCACTCACTGGGGTAGAGGCCGCAGGGGCGGTTGGAACCGTAACTGCATCTCAAGAAGTAACTGCGGCGCTTACGGGCGTTCAGGCACAGGGTTTTGTTGGCACCAACGGTGATTTGATTACTGTCGCGCTCACCGGTGTGCAGGCAGATGGGGCGGTTGGAACCGTCACTTCCACGCAAGATATCTCGACGGCGTTGTCCGGGGTATTTGCACAAGGGGAAGTTGGAACAGTCTCTTCGCAGATAGAAGCGGCGCTTACGGGCGTGCAAGCGCAAGGCGAAGTTGGGTCTGTTGTTAGCACGCCTTTGATTGCGCTTACTGGGGTTGAAGCACAGGGCGCAGTTGACAGCGTACAAATGGGAGAGCGGACGGTTGCTCTCACTGGCGTTTTTGCAGAGGGCCTCACTGGTTCAGTTGGAACCTCTGTTCCGGGCGAGGCTTCGCTAAGCTCTGTCTCTGCCCAAGGGCTTGTTGGCACAGTCGGTACTTCTGTGACCGTGGCCATAACCGGGGCGCAAGCTACGGGAGGAGTTGGCACTGCTGTTGCCACAAACCAGCCTTCTTTGACCGGAGTAGTGGCGAATGGCGGGGTTGGAAGTGTCACGGTCGCTTCCGATTTCTCTGCCGCGCTGACCGGCGTATCCGCTACGGGCGCAGTTGGAACGGTCACTGGATCGGTGACGGTGGCGCTGACTGGCGTATCCGCTACGGGCGCAGTTGGAAACGGTTCTCCTTCTGTCGTGCCACAGGCCACAAGTGTTCAGGCTTCGGGACAAGTCGGTACTATCCCATCTGTCACAGTCGTTGTCGCATTGACGGGGGTGTCTGCTTCTGGAGGAGTTGGAACTCTCGATGCTGTATTAAGCAAAACGCTGACCGGCGTAGGGGCTACTGGGCAAGCAGGGACGCTGTTTGCATACGACTTATCTGTCACTGCAAACGGTCAAGTTGGAAATGTCTCAGTTGGCGAGAGAACTGTTGCAATCACTGGCGTTGCTGGTCAGGGGCAAGTGGGTGACACTTCTCGTGGATTTGATTTGACAAGCGTCACTGCAAATGGTGCAGTTGGATCAGTGGCCATGGGGGCAAGAACAGTTGCAATCACAGGAGTGTCCGCAACGGGTTCAGTGGGAACGATGAAAAGTTACTACCAGAGCCTGATCAACACAGATCAGGACCCCAATTGGCAAGAAATCGAAATGGAAATTTAAGGAGGCGATATGGCACTCATCATCGCGGATCGGGTCAAAGAAACGACTACCACTACGGGGACCGGGACAGTCACGCTTGCTGGCGCGGTCACAGGGTTTCAGTCGTTTGCGGTAATTGGAAACGGCAACACTACCTACTACACCATCGCAGGGCAAACAGGCTCTGAATGGGAAGTAGGGATTGGAACCTACACATCTTCTGGAACAACCTTGGCTCGAACTACGGTTCTGGCTTCCAGCAATTCTGGTTCACTTGTAAACTTCAGTGCAGGAACCAAAGATGTGTTTGTGACGTATCCGGCGAGTAGCGCGGTTCCAGAAAATCGCGCACTTGTGTATTCAATGGTTTTTGGCTTCTAAGGAGCGGACATGGCAAACCCAAATTTAACAAATGTTTCGACGATCAGGGGCAACACAGCCTACGTCATTCCCAGCACCACGTCTGCAACAACTTCGTGGACGTATGACGGTACCACGTCGCTTACTGGTTTGACGCCTGCGGCAAATACGGTCAACCGTATTTCCAGCCTTGTGGTATCCAATACCACGGCATCGGCGGCGACCTGTACTGTGGCTATTGGGAACAATGCCACGTTTGGTTCGGCTACCGTGGTGGCATATGCGGCGTATCAAATCAGCGTGCCGCCGAATGCGTCGTTGATTGTGATTGATAAAACCACTCCGCTCTACATCACGGAGAATCAATCTGTTGGCGTGACTTCGGGTACGGCCAGCGCACTGACCTACACTGCCACGTTTGAACAACTCACTTAATGAGGCATCTATGCTGTACAGCAAAAACGGTTCTATCCCGTATCCATACAAGGACGAGACTGACGGCTGGATTGAGGTTCCTGAGCCTTCTGCATGCCCTGAGGGCAAGGAAGTTGTTTGGTGGTTTCCTCCGGGCTGGGTTATTCGGGACCCGATGCCTGTAAAGGAAGGCTTTACGTATTCTTGGAATCAATCAGAGGAAAAATGGAATGAATTCCCGGTGGAACAGGTAGCTGTACCGGCAACGTCCTCTAATGAAATCCCCGCCCTCACTACAGATCAGATTTCAGCATTGACCACAGACCAGATTTCTTCTTTGGGGTAAAACCATGAGCATGCGATACCTTGGGGGATACATTTCCCCGTCTTATAACCCCTTGGCGTCCAATATCACCACTAGTCCTAATACGGCTCAATGGAATGGCATTTTTACTATTCCACAACAAGGGAATGCCGCACAAAAAAGCCAATGGATAACCGATCCTTCACAGAAGGCAGTGACCCTGCTTTTACGTGCGGATAATGCAACTAATGGAAGTCAAAACAACACGTTTTTAGATACAAGCGGTAACAATCACACTATCACTCGTAATGGCAATCCCACTCAAGGAACTTTTGTGCCATACGAACCAAATGGATATTGGAGCGCCTTTTTTGATGGTTCGTCTTATATAACTGTAGGAGGTACGGCCTCGAATCTGGGGTGGGCCACTGGCAACTTTACGATGGAGGCATGGGTATATTCAACTGCCAATAACTCCCAAAACATCATTTTTGATGCACGTACTTCTGATTCTGGCACTGCTCCTGTCTGGTACACCAATAGTAGCGGGACTTTGATTTGGCGACGAAACGGAGTTAGTCTGATTTCGGCAGGGACTATACCGTTGAATCAATGGACTTTGATTGCTGTAAGCAGAAGTGGCACAACTACACGTCAATTTATTAATGGCGTTCTTGTTGGCTCGGGGACGGATACTGTAAGCTACTCTTTTGCCACAAATCCTCAGTTAGGTAAGGCATGGGATTCAAACTATTGGAACGGGTATATTTCTAATTATCGTTTAATAAGGGGAGGCACTGCCGGAATTTACACGGCAAATTACACGCCACCAACTCTTCCATTTACAAATGCCGATGCATCGGCGGCATTATTGCTTTGCCAAAGTAATAGATTTTTTGACAACGGAAATGCTAACAGTAACCCATATCCTCTTACCCCAACGGGGAATATGTCTGTTCAGCCATTTAACCCTTTCACTCCCGTGTATCAGTACACGCCTCAAGGGATGGCAGGTAGTGGGTATTTTGATGGCACTGGCGACTATTTAACTTTGCCAAGTAGTGCTAATGTCGGTTTAACTGGGGATATTACCCTTGAGGTATGGTTTAATACAAGTAGTTTGACAAACCTTAGTTGGATTATTTCTTCAGGCGCAAGCACAACTGGCTGTTATGGATTACGAATTGATACCACGGGCCAAATAAACGCATTTATCGACTCCTTTTCGACTAGCAGAATTACATCTGGGGCTGGCCTTCCATCTAGAATAAATGCATGGACGCACGTAGCCCTTGTACGTTCTTCTGGGACCTACACACTTTATTTACAAGGTGTTGCTATGGGAACGTACGCATCTACTGCTACCTTTGGGGGACAATCTGGGGCAAGTATTTTCGTTGGCACTTATTCACTTAGCACCAGCCAAGTACTCCCCGGATATATAGCGGGTCTACGGCTAGTAAATTCCGCTGTTTACACGGCAAACTTTACCCCTCCGTCAAATCCACCTACCGCAATTGCGAACACACGGTATTTGTTAAACTTCACAAATGCGGGGATTTTTGACAACTCCATGTCATCTACTAATGTGGAGACAGTGGGCAATGCTCAGATAAGCACCTCTGTTTACAAATACGGAAGTGGCTCGTTGTCTTTTGATGGCACGGGAGATTGGTTGTTGGTTCCTCATAGTCCAAATCATCAACTTACTACTGGAGCCTTCACAATTGAATTTTGGTTGTATCTAAATGCCATTGGTGCGGCAAGAGGTCTTGTGTCAAAAGGTACTTCTACTACCGGCTGGAGTGTGGCTCTTACAAGCGCAAATGCGGTTCAGTTTGTCGGCGGCGACACACTTACCTCTTCGCAAACTTTAATTGCAAATACTTGGTATCACATAGCTGTGGTTAGAGAAGGCACAGGAACAAACCAAACAAAGATATACATCAACGGAGCTAATGACGGAGTAGCCACGGTAACTACCAACTTTAATCAAACTAACCCAATGTATGTCGGTGCAAACAGGGTAGCCGGTGAAGCGCTTAACGGCTACATTGATGATTTGCGAATCACAAAAGACGTAGCACGGTACACGGCGAACTTCATCCCGCCACAAGTGGCGCTTTCCACACAATAAGGAAAAAACATGAGCGACAAATATCCCGGCGGATTTGTAACCCTTAGCCCTCCTGCCCTGAACCCGGAACTGGGCGCGGCTACTCCCGGCATATGGACGATTGACCAAGCATTAAATGCAAAAGCTACACGGTCTTGGCCTATGTACGACCCGTATTGGCAAAACACTATGGTTATGCTTCATGGAAACGGCAATAATGGCGCACAGAACAACACGTTTTTAGATTCATCCATCAATAATTTCACTGTTACTCGTAATGGCGATACCACGCAGGGCACGTTTAATCCGTATAACACTTTGTGGAGTAACTACTTTGATGGTAACGGTGATTCTTTAACCCTACCTTCTATTAACATAAATTTTGGTTCATCAAATTTCACATTTGAAATGTGGGTGTATCCAACTGCTCTTTCTGGGACCATGAAACTTTTTGGTGGATGGTCCGGAGCCTCTGGCTATCAGTTTTGGTTAGGCACAAGTGGAAGGGTGATTTGGCAGTTTGGAGGGTCTAATTCCCCAGATATTCCGGCTCTATATATAACTGCAAATCAGTGGTGGCACATTGCGTGGGTTAGGTCAGGCAATTCAATGCTGACATTTATTAATGGAGTATTGAAGGATACGACAGCCTATACAGGGACTGTGAACAGTGCTAATACACCAACTATTGGAAAAGCGTCAGATTCCGCCGCAGATTACTATGTTGGCTATATCTCGAACTTGCGAGCGGTAGCAGGCACAGCAATTTACACTTCCAATTTTACTCCAAGCACTGTCCCACTGACCGCAGTGTCGGGCACAAGTCTGCTTACCTGTCAGTCAAACCGCTTCATTGATAACAGTACCAACGCTTATGCAATCACTAGAAATGGCGATACAAGCGTTCAACTTTTTACCCCATTTGCTTCGCAATCCGCCTATACACCTGAGTTGAATGGTGGGTCAGCGTACTTTGATGGTACGGGTGACTATTTAACCATTGCAAACAACACAAATCTCCAGTTTGGAACCGGGAACTTTACAGTCGAGTGTTGGGTTTATCAGCCTGCTCAAAGTGGCCTACACAACACGGTAATCGGGAAATGGGATACTGGCTTTACCACAACTGGAGATTGGTCATTTCGGACCCGATTCAACAATGTTACGCAATTTGCGATGACGTTGAAGCACGCCTCTGGATACTATGATATTCAAACCAACGTGAACGTAAGCGATAGTTCGTGGCATCATCTTGCAGTTGTGCGTGATTCTTCCACCACTATCAAACTGTACATAGATGGAGTGCTAAAAACAACTCAAACAATCTCTGCCTCAGATATTGTTGGCTCAACGGCAACAATGTCAGTTGGAGGCAATGTTAACTCTGCTCCAAACGAAGTTGCAAGTACTGGTCACGTTAGTGATGTTAGGATTGTCAAAGGTACTGCTGTATATACAGGTAATTTCACCCCGCCCACAGCACCGCTGACAGCCATCACAAACACCAGTCTTTTGCTCAACATGACAAATGCGGGAATTATTGATAATTCCATGACGTTTGATTGGCGAACCATAAGCACAGCTCAAGTCAGTACTAGCCAAAAAAAATACGGGACTGGCTCAATGTTCTTTAATGGGTCGTCCTATATAAATACAGCAGGGCCCTACTACACAAATCTGAGTTTTGGCACTGCCAACTTTACGATAGAAGCATGGGTGTACCCAACTGTCAACAACGCCCAGAACATCATTTTTGATACGCGTACTGCTGATTCCGGGAATGCTCCGGTTTGGTATACCGACAGCAGTGGAACTTTGATTTGGCGACGAAGCGCAGTCAGTCTGATTTCGGCAGGGACTATATCGATAAACCAATGGATTTTTATTGCTGTAAGTAGAAGTAACGGGGTTATACGTCAATTCGTTAATGGTGTTCTTGTGGGTTCCTCATCTGATACCACAAGCTATGCTTTTGCCACAAATCCGCAATTGGGGAAGGCATTCGACGCAAACTATTGGACCGGCTATATTGATGATTTCAGAATAACTGTGGGGGTAGGCCGATACCTGCGCAATTTCACGCCTCCGACCAGCCAGTTGCAAGATCAGTAAGTTTGAATGACAATAGACCACATCGCGTAGAAGGACAGACATGAGTACTTATTCACCAAATCTGCGGATTGAATTGATCGAGACGGGTACTCAGGCGGGTACTTGGGGCACGACCACCAATACCAACCTTGGCACATTGTTGGAAGGTGCCATTTCTGGCTTCACCGAGGTGGTGATTGTGGGTACCACACAGGCGTTGACGGCGAACGATGGTTCGGCAGATCAAGCCCGAATGGCCATACTAAAGTTCACTACAGCAATTGGACAGAACTTTTCTGTATTTGCCCCACCAAATCCCAAGCAGTATCTGGTTTGGAATGCCAGCGGTCAGGTGGCCACGAT